AGGCTACTTTGCAGGATTAAATAACCTTGATAACAAGGAAAAGTTTGACTATTTACTCAATAAAAGCGTAGACAAAACGTTAAATATCACTGCAAAAATAGGTAATGGCTCATTCAAAGACAGAGTAGAGCTTAACCAGTTGCGTAGAAAATGCCCACGTTTTGAATACAAACTAGAAAACCGTAAAGGTTACAAACTCGCTACTTTTGAGGTGACAGCATGACTTACATACAAAAAGAAATACTTGGTTACTCAATAGCTATTGTCTTAGAAGTTGTTTTTACTGTTTGGGTTGCCATTGAGTTGTGTAAATAGGGGATAACATGAGATTACATGACAAAGTTACACCACTGTCTCTCTTACCAGAGCATAAGGCTAAAAGTACTGCAGCTATGCTCCAATCCGATGATGATTGGACATATGAGGCTATCCCTTGGGGGGATAAGTATTGGACTATAAAAGTATCGGATGAGGATGGATTCTTAGGTTATATCTAAGCAATACCCCTAGAATTGATTAAAACGGCTCTAGGGGCTTTTTTTACCCGTTGTATATGTATTGCTATTACTTTTATTTTCAACGCCTATAAAGGCTTATTTTTAGGGGTATGTTATGAAGTATCTATTTATTGTTTTGTTGTTTGTATCTGGTGTTGTTTGGGCTTGTAATACGAGTAGTTTTATAGGTAGTGATGGTAAAGTGCATATATGCATTACTTGTTGTACTGGTGAAAACAATGAGAATTGCGTTACAACGTGTAATTAAGGGGATAAAAATGGATGATTTTGATAGAGAAATAGCGCACGCACAGAGAGTGCAACAACATAACGCTAGCTTGTTAAATCCTAAATGGGAATATGTACCTGCCAGTAAGACAGATATACGCAAGACATGGGCTAAATTTGGATTTAAACCGCCTAGTGAGCAAAAGGTAGTTGACAAGCATTGATTTAGTTTGATATTGTGCGGATGTTGTCGTGAGAAGCAACAATATTTAAGCCGTTTTTATCAGTGTCTCGCCCCCAACTGGGGTTCTCACCGGGATACTGTTAAAAGCGGCTTTTTTATTGTCCCTCATGTACAACCGCCTAATTGTTCGGAGTGAGTGACGGTAGCGATTAGGGGAAATCTAGACTATGGGATTAGTGCTGAGAACTAGAGCGGATGGCGAAGTAAGCGTCCAGGCACGAAAGGCTTACGGGTTCCGTGGCTCCGAAAAGCATGGATGAAGGTTAACCTAGTCTAGGAATGGCTAGGTTCGTCCACCAAAAAGCAGTTATCTATTTAGGACATATATACATGAATCCATATTTAATAACAGAACCAACTTGTATATCTTTTAGTGGTGGTAGAACTTCAGCCTATATGCTCTATCAAGTATTACAAGCCAACAATGGTTTGCCAGAGGATGCAATCGTTTGCTTTGCTAATACGGGTAAAGAAGAAGAAGCTACATTAAAGTTTGTTAATGATTGTTCTGTTAATTGGAATGTAAAGATCAACTGGGTGGAATTTCAAGACCATGAAGACCCGTTGCAAAGATATAAGAATGTTACGTATGAAACTGCAAGTAGGAATGGTGAACCATTTGAAGCATTGATACGTAAACGTAATTACTTACCGAACCCTGTTACTAGATTCTGTACGAGTGAATTAAAGATACGCACAATGGCGTGTTTTTTGAAGCAAACAGGATTATTTGATGATTGTTCAAAGTCAGAGCTGGAAAACGCTTCTTGGATAGGGCTTAGATATGATGAAGCAAGACGGGCAACTAAGATTGCTGATAAACGCAGGATACCGCTTTATACAGCAGGGGTAACGGTAGCGGATATTGCTGAATTTTGGGATAAACAAGAATTTAATCTTGAGTTACCAACATATAAAGGTAGAACACTAGCGGGTAACTGTGATTTGTGTTTTTTAAAGCCTATGAATCAGGTTGCCACCTTGATTGCAGAGAAGCCAGAAAGGGCGATATGGTGGGCAAGGATGGAAGCGTTAGCGTTAGCGTTAGCGTCCCGACCCGATGGTGCTACGTTTAGGAAGGATAGACCTGGTTATGCAAGTATGTTGCAGTTTACGAATGATCAAATTTCATTATTTGATAAAGATGAGGATGGTATAGCGTGTTTTTGTGGTGATTAACTTTATAGGGGATAGATATGAACCGTGAACTATTACAACAAGCGTTGGATGTATTAAAAAGTGAATACAGCACAGGCGGAACAAATAAATACTCGCCTTATGAAGTAATGAAAGCCCTTGAGGCAGAGTTAGCCAAGCCTGAGCAAGCAGAGAAGCAAAAGCCTGTTGCGTATTACTGGCGTGATACAAAAGCTTGTTATTGGATTGCGGACATCCCGCTTGAAGATTTAGCAAATCTTGATGTAAGCCCACTCTACACATCACCACCACGCACAGAGTTAGCTAGGCCCGAGCAAAAACCTGTAGCGTGGAACGAAAATGTTGATGAAATGCCTATCAACACTTATTGCAAAGCTGTTGTTGATTGGTACAGCTATTCAACAGATGGTGACAGTTTTTTAGAAGGAAGGGATGTACAAGTAATTGTAGTTAAATACAAATTAAATGAAGACGAAGACGATATTGTTTTGATACATGAAGGAAATAATCAATACGAATATACAAGGTGCGATGTTTTGAAATGGAAGCCACTTTACACATCATCACCACGCAAAAAATGGGTCGGGCTGACGGATGAGGAAATAAAAAACATACTTGATTGTAGGCGTGGTGGTTTAGTCGATATTAAAAAAGCAGAAGCCAAATTAAAGGAGAAAAACACATAGTAGTTGCATTACTTAATTAATTGCTGTATATTATTAACTGTAGTACATCTCAACTCAACTTAGGGGCTATAAATGACCAAATTCTGTGTCAACTGTAAGCATTATCAAGCACCACTCTGTCAACGTCCTACAGGTGTTAGCCTGGTGACGGGTGTTGCATCTTCTCGCAATGTCTATGCGGAAATAGAACGCACGTTATCAAATACTGGGTGTGGCTCTCAAGCGAATTACTTTGAATCTATCTTTTCCGAAATTCCATTTGGGGGACAAGCATGAATGATTGGAAAAAATTGTTTTTTTATGAAAACGGAATCCTTACATGGAAAACAGGCAACAGAAAAGGAAAGCAAGCAGGTACGCTTAATGGTTCTGGTTACTTAATTTTCAAATATGAAGAAAAAATTTATTTAGTTCATCGTGTTGTTTTTGAAATGCACTGGGGATTAGTGCCAAATCGCATAGATCACATAAACGGCAACAGAGTTGACAACCGTATTCAGAATTTACGTCAATGCACAGCTTCAGAAAATCAATCTAACCAAAAGAAATCTGTAAAAAACACTTCTGGCGTAAAAGATGTTTTTTGGACACCAAAAATATCTAAATGGCGTGTTCGGGTGCAATTCGATAAGCAACGCAGAGATTTTGGTTATTACAAAGAATTAGATACCGCTGCGCTTGTTGCCAAACAAGCTAGAGAACAAATGCACAAGGAGTTTGCTTGCCATGAATGATGAACAAGACTTTTTACCTGAGATAAGAAACGCAAGTTGGTGGTCGGGGGATAGTAGGAAAGTAGCTAACGGCAGAGCTTTGGACGTGGTGTTAACCAAGCAAGGAAAAATGCCAATACCGGACTTATCAGCAATAGAGGCGGTTCAAATGGGGAAGGTGATGCAGCCTACTATTCTCAATCTTGCTCAGAATGCACTCAAAATGGAGATTAAAGATGCCGATTACTCGCTTGCCCACCCGAAAGAAAGTTGGTTTAGATCGCATTTTGACGGAATCACGGCTGATGGACAGATGCTCGTGGAAGCTAAAAACTACAACGCCTCGGTACGCAACAAATTCGACTTTGAAACAGGCAGGATACCTGCGGCTGACTATGCACAACTTGTACATGAAGCTGCTGTACACAACATCGAAAAAATCTGTCTCGCTGTACTTTTCGGTGGACAAGAATTTAAATATTTTGTGTATGAAATTACTCAGGATCAAAAGGACGACCTCATTCGACAAATGGCTGTTTTCTGGGGACACGTCCATGCAAACACTACGCCAGAGCCAGAGACGATTGAGCAGACGAAATTGCTCTATCCGCAATCAACAGAAGGCGTGGTTACAGCAACGCAGCAGATCGAGCAGCAAATCCTACTGTTGAAACAGTATAAAGAACGCATTAAAGAGGCTGAAGATCAGGTGGAGGCATTAGAAGTTGCAATACGCAACTATATGTCTGATAACTCTGAAATCCGGTCTGTAGACGGCACAACATTGGTGAGTTGGAAATCAGCTAAACCAAGCAAAAGATTCGATGCAAAACTCTTTCAATCCAGTATGGGTGATCTGTACGAAAAGTTTTGTGTTGAACAACCAGGTAGTAGAAGATTTCTCATTAAATAAGGGGTTAATTATGAACGAAACACCAGCATTTCCCACATGGCGCAGCAATAAAGACATGAAGGAAGGTATGACATTACGGGATTATTTTGCGGCAGCAGCTATGCAGGGTTTATTGTCTCAAAATAGACAAACGTATCACTTGGTAGCAATAGATGCCTATGTTATGGCTGATTGTATGCTCACAGAACGGGAGAAAACCGATGAGTAATATCGTACCTTTCCAAGAAATGCAGAATATGGCTCAAGCAATTGCTGCATCTAAGCTATTTGGCATTACAGATGTTAACCAGGTGCTAGCCCTCGGTATGGTCGCACAGGCT